ATTTGAGACTGAAGACTTGCTATGCTATCGAGTACAGACTGAGAAGTGCCACCACCATTAGTAATAACCTTGATGGATTCTGCAAGATCAGGAGCAACAACCTCACCAACATTGAGTTCAACACCACTAGACAACCCAATAATAAGGCTACCATCGAAATCAATACGAGCAGAGGTGACACTAATACCATCAGTCCCATCCAAGCCATCACGCCCATCTCGACCATTCTGACCATTGCCACCTTGTAAGCCCTGCTTTCCGTCAAGTCCGTCTTTGCCATTTTTGCCATCCTTACCATCTTTGCCATCCCTCAAACTAGAGGCTTTTGACTCAATGGTGGCATTTAATTGGATGAATCTTGTCTCTAAGTCACTCTTAATCTTCTTCAATCCTTGGATAACAACCTCTGTACTTTTACCAATAGTCTCTTGGTTAGCAATTTCTAGTCGTGTTTGTGCTGATTTTTGCAAAGCACCAACTAACTCCATCTGCTCATCAGCAGATAGGCCATCAATGCCTAGTTTTCGCTCTAAATCACCAATATCCATTAGGAAAGTTCCTTAGAAAGCCTGTCTAGGAAGTCATTTTCTACCTTGCCACGCTTATCAGCCATCTGTAACTCAACAATCTTAGATTTATTCTTGATGTCAGCCTCTTTGAGCATCAGATCAGCAATCTTCACCCGCTTATCAAACTCCCTTTGGTTTGCATCAGCATCATTGGGTAGATTCTTGGTCAAAGATGCACTCATCTTGGCTTGAACTTCTTGTGGCATCAACTGAGCCTCAACAGACAATTTAGTTGCCTCTGCACGATTCTGTTCTGCCTGAGTAGTGTTAACCGCAATCTGTGCTTGTGCCGCTTGCATAGCCAATTGTTGTTGCATTTGTTGCATTTGTTGCGCTTGTGGGTCAGGTTGACTCATCTTCTCCAACATAGCAATCAATTCCATCCTGTTAGACAGACTTGAATTAGCCAAAATGCCCTTCAAGATGACAGGCAAAACGGGAGTATTGGGGCCAAGCGTCTGCAACAAGCCAATAAACTGCTGTTGTTCGTACTCACGGGCAATAATGCCTAGCGTTGCAGTCGGTATGAAGTTCATGTCCACAGAGGGATAACGCTCTGGATCAAACTGCATGAAGCGGAAAGCCGCCTTTTTGATGAATGGGATTAAGAAATCTTCTTGGAAGTTCACCAAAGTGCGCTTGTACTTCTTAATGATAGAAGCGACAGCCATAGACATACCGCCTTGACCACCATCTCTAGCAACATTGCTAATCATGCCTTGGGAATCAAGGGTTCCCGTTGCTTGTAACAACATACGCTCAAAGTCTTTAGCCGTAGCCAAGTTGTTAGGGTCAGTTTGACCAAACTTAAAGGGATAAAGAATCTCAGAAGGTGCGCCATTTGTGAGGATTGCCTTGCCAGGCTTTACCTCAAACTTCATTCCTCTTGGCAGACGGGTAGCATCCATTGCGATCATGGGGCTAGTGGTCAAAGCCAAAGAGTCGAGGTGTGAGCGAGTCTGTGCGTCAATAGCCTTTTGCATATTGAACGCTTTTTCTACTGTGCCTCTACCCAACAATCTGTTTGGAACTGTGTCATCTTGATAGGTCAAGACAGGACGATCCTTCATCATGTAGGGATTGGCTTCTGCCTTTAGGAGTTGACCATCATTGGCAATCACAACAATGGCTTCTACCAAGTCAGCATATTCCTCTGCCTCAGAGTTATCTGGAAAAAGGTCAACAATCTCTTTGTTTTCTTCTAGATTCTCTAGGTATTCTCGTGGCACTAAGCCGTAGTAGGTCAACAACAAGACTTTCTCATCTTGGTATTGGCTTACCTCTTGGGTAGGCTCAAGGTCAGAATCGTCACCAGTAGTGGTGATGTTTACCTTGCGATAGATGCCAGCCTCAATGCCTTGGACAACCTTGTGGATAGAGACATATTTCTCAATCGCCACACCCATACAGTCATCTACGCTCGTACCATTTGGATCAAACAAGAAGTTCTTGGGATTGATTGGCATGATCTTCACGCCAATTCTGTTTCTCTCTAGCACTCCGATAGCCGCTTGCCCCATCTGATTAGGGATTGGCTGAGTGGCTGGCACATACTCTTTTTCAGTCTTGACAATAATCTCGCCTATGCCTGTGCCATAGATTTCAGCCATCAGTTCAATCTGGTCAATGGCTTTCCTGATCTTGTCTTTCTTGAAGTCTTCTGTGAGTTGACGCTTGATCATCTCAATGTCTATGGGGTTGCCATTGACATCTTGGATATTGTCTTCAATGTCAAAAAAATCACCCTGACCAAAGATTGCTTCCATGATCTCAGCATGGCGAGTCTCAACTGCTTGCTGAGTTGCAGGAGTAACAATGCGTGAACGCTCTGATTCACGGGTCTTATCTTCTACTGCCCACTCACCACGGAAGATGCGCTCGTATTCAAGCCAATCGGGAAGGAAGTTGGTATCTCTGTAATCACGCCAACGATCACAATGGTCAACAACAAAGGCAGTTAAGTCTTTGTCAGCCTGTGTAGGCTCATCGTAACTACCCTGATCTTCGATCTTCACTTCTTTGTCTGTTGCCATTACGCCTCCGATTATTTACTTTAGAGTTTTTTCCACTCTTCAAATGACAACCTTACAGCATTAGGATCGCCAGCCTCTTTTTCTTTTTCGTATTGTCTACGAGTATTAACTTCAGGTGGGTTGACAAAACCTCTGCCAGCACCTTCATATGGCTCGTCTGATGAACGCAATACAGATGATCCACCACCTTCAACAGGCTTTGTCCGATATGAATAAAGTCGTTCTAAATTTCCTTTACCATCATCACGAAAACCAATAGATTCAGTAGACCTATATTTTGGTTGTGTTGCCATTATCTTCTCCATAAAATTAAACACCTGAAATTATGTCAACTGGCTCCCACTCATCTTCTTCTACGCTCTCAAAGTAAGAAGTCACGGCTAACTGGTCAATATATGACAAAGCATCTGGCAAGTCATCATGCACTCCAATGGCGGGAAATAAAAGAAGTTGATCTTTAAATTCATCCCAATCCTCCTCAGAGTTCAGCACAATACGCCCATGCTCAAATCGACCTTGGAGGCTCCAGATAATTCTGTCAGCCTTTTTCCTGTTGCCGTGTGTTAAGTCAACTATGTGCGAATATACATTATTTTTACGCATTAAGTCAGAAAGATATGGCAAAACTGCGTTTTTTAACGCACCTCGCTCGATTCCAACTGCCAAAGGTCTGTAATCCCGCATCTTCATCAGAATGGTTGCCGCAGTCTCACGGATGTCCCAACGCCCATAAACAATCTCTTTGACAAACCATTTGCCATCATCTGTAACTTTCACCACAGCAATAGCAGTCTGGTCTAGCCTTTTCTTGGAATTAGCCGCTTGTTTGGCAACTTCCTCAAATCCTGCTAAATCAATGGCTAAGTAGTAACTGCCGTACTGAGGTTCTTCCCCGTACTTAATCCATTCTTCCTTGAACACGTTGCTACCAGCATTGGTGAAACTAGCCATGTATTCTTGCTTGAAAGCAAAGGTGGACAAGGTTTTCTTGGCAGACTCAATCTCGGTTGGGTCGATCAAGGGGTTGTCTTTGGTAGTGAAGTGCCAAGACTTCCAATCGGCATCGTCTTCAGACTGCCCTAACTTGTATAGATCATAGAACCAGTTTCTGCCCTTTGGAGTGCCTATAAACATGGCTCTGCCTTTTTTGTCTGACAGAGAAGCCCTGATTACTTGCTCCCACGCTTCAGGCTTAATGTCTGCCACCTCGTCTAGTACAGCATAGGTAAGGGACACTCCTCGTAAGGTATCAGGTCTATCAGCACCACGAACATAGATGGTTGCCCCATTGATAGTTGTTATGTCTTGGTTGTTAATGTGGGCGTTTTGGATAATCTCTCTACCCAACTCCATCAGGACTTGCCAGATAATCTGTCTAGCCTGACCATTGGTAGGCGCAACATAAAGAACCGCAGAACCTGCTGGACAACGCAATGCTTCAATAAGTAGGGTGACTGCCGCCATACGGGACTTACCACACCTACGACCAGCCGCAATTACCTTGAACCTAGTCTTATCCTTGAAGACTTCTTCTTGCCAAGGCAGTAGGCTAAAGTTTAGATCACTCATCTTTTGCCTCTATGTCTTCAGCATCTATGGTTTCAGGGGTATGCGTAATCTCGCCTATTCCAGTAATGTTGATAGTTACAGCACTACGAGACTTGCCTTCTTTCTCAAACATGGAGACGGGCAACATTCTGTCCATACAGAGTTTGATGGCGGCTAGTTGGGCAGGGTGATCGTCATTAAGGGCTATCTCTACTGCTTTGTGGACAACTCTAGAACCTGCGCTGTTTATCAGGAGGTTCTTTAGTTCTTTAAGTTGGGCAGTCTCAGTCTTGGGTAGGGTGATGAGTTCAGGCTTATCAGCATAACTGGTAAGGGAGAACTGTTTATTAGTTGACCCTTTTGGTCTACCACGCTGTTTAGTTTCGGTCATTACTTTTGCCCACAATAGCGGAAGTTTGCTAACACGGCTGGAGACTACTGATGTCTCACTTTGTTAAGTGTCCCGCATGAACTTAATCACTTGGGTTGGGCAGTCCACACAATCTCCATGCGTCTTGGCAACTACATTATGCTTTAGATTTATTTGTTGAACAATAGGGTAATCCCTGATATACTAGAACCACTTGATCGCACCAAGTAAAGCCTTTTAGAAGTGGTATAGCCTCTGAGCAATCGGGGGGTGCGACTATGCCACACCTAAAGGGCTTTTTTTATGGCTATTTACAGTAAACGGGGCATGGAAGCGGTCAAGCAAGAACGCAAGAAGAGAGCCGCTAAAGCCAAGAAGACATTGGCAAAACTAGCCGAATCTAGCCCCATTATCCAAGCCATGATTAACAAGAAGGCTTCACAAATAGCGTGGGCTATGCAGAAGAAGTCTCCCAAGAAAAAGCCAGCCTTTGAGCCACCACCCGCCTATCTCTTAGGTATGGGGAAAGAGTTTTACAGGACAAGGGAATGGCGAGATGTCCGATACAAGGCTTTAGTCAAGTTTGGCAAGAAGTGTCAGGCTTGTGGGGAAACTGGTGGTTACATCCATGTTGACCACATTCTCCCAAGGTCAAAGCATCCAGATAGAGAACTTGACATTGAGAACTTGCAAGTGCTTTGCGAAGCGTGTAACATTGGCAAATCCAATACAGATACAACTGATTGGCGATAGTTAAGTAAAGGGATGTCGGGTGTTGCAGTCGCACCCTCAAAGGCATGAGATATACGTTGCCCAACAATGACCCGACAGGGAAGTAAGGGCGGTGGCTATAAAGCGGTACGCACCGAAAGGTAATACGACCTGAAGCCCCACAGAGACTAACTTAACTCTGTACGATAAACGACACCCACCCTAAGTCAGGGATTCTCAAGACCATGAGAATATCTACGACTGCCTTGCTACGTCTGTACTTTACTGATCCCCTATTTTCTAATCTAGTCCTTGCTTTCCAGTAAAAAGCCAATTTACCTTTTCTTGTGGGGGAGAGGCTCCCACAAATATTACACAGCACGACTACCCCCTCCCCCCCATACAACTGTATACAACCACAGCATAGGGTTACTACTACTGTAAGCACATACAGCATAGGGTTTACCCTAGTTAGTTAATGACTGGTTGGTCAGTAAGCGTCTATATAACGACAGCACCATAAACCACCCACTCGATATAACCTCTGCTCATATATAATATTCCACATAGTGAAACCAAAGGTAGTAGTAATTTCATATGGTGATAATATAGGTAAGGGTTTACCCGTGTAAGGGTTATTCCTATGCTATATAAATCAACGACTTACAGCAACTGGCACGTTTCTATTATGCTATATATATGAGAGCCTAAAAAATTCTCGCATCATCAATCAATAGGAGTTCACAAGATGACAACATACAGCGCAAATTACATTCTCGATTTAGAGCGACTGCTCGACTGCATGGCACTATCAGCCACAAGCCTCTTAGAGAGCCGTGAGCAGGTCAAAATGGTTCGGGACATACAACACATCATGGCAGAGGTTCGGGTGTGCTCACAGGTCTTAAATTTGCCAGACGAAGTGACCAGACCAGACAGCCTCAAGGCGAAGGCCATCGACCGACTGGCTGGCATCTTCGACAGTTATAAGTAACCATTCAGCCCTTCGGGGCTTTTCATTCAATCAATAGGAGTTAATGACAATGAGAGCAATAGTAAAATCAGCAATAGCAATCCCAGAAATGCAGTTTGCCTTTGAGTGCATCTGTGCCGATGATTCTAAGTCACAAGGTCGTGAGGTAACACCACAGGACTACTCAGATGGGGAATTGGTAAGTGAAGCAGAATATCGCTTATCTACCTACTTTGAGGAGGGTCATGTAAACAATGATGAGATGCGTTTGGGTGATGACCCTGAGTCAAATAAAATTGCTCAGAAAGACATCAAAATGTTAAAAGCATTTATCAAGAAATACAAAACAACCGACAGTATGTGGTCAAAATATACCAACCATTTAATCTAATCCCAAGCCCTTCGGGGCTTTTCATTCAATCAAATAGGAGTTAACACACAATGAAATCAGTTCAAGAAAATCTAATCGACCAAGAAGCAATGCGTTGGAACGCCTTTTTTAATGCTTGCCACAACATGACGCACAAAGGCTCAGACTTTGCGGGTGCGCTTGCAGAACTTTATTACAAAGCCGACAAAACAAACAAAGCAAAATTAGAAGATACATTTCTAGATGTATTTATGCGCCACATGGATGACAGCGACCGCAAAATAGTTTCTAGATGTGAGGTGACAGCATGAGACAGCATTTATACAATGCCCTTTGTGCCTTTGCCTTTTGTAGCGCATGGGTTCTTTGCTTGCTTGCTTACTTTGATTGTCTCTATATTTGACAATGCAACTTTTAGCCCATGCGTGATCGTGGGCTATCGGGTGCAATAGTGCATCATTTCAACTTTAAAGGGTGTCAATAATGAAATTTTCTATTCAACGCAAAGAACTCAAAGCAATGTCCCGCTTTTCGTCAACTAAGGACATTCGATATTATTTGTGCGGTATCCATGTTGTGCAAAACAATCGGGGCACTTATTTAGAATCTACAAACGGGCATATCATGGGCAGATTATTGGTTGACGATCAACCCAAGCCACAAAACGCCGTCACCATTGGAAATGATGCAATAAAGTCTCTAATCGGGACTGTTAAAAATGCCAATGAAATATTGCACTTTGCAGTTGACGGGTTCAAAATCCATGTAATCACACCAGACGGCGAACATACATTCCAAGCCATTGACGGGACATTTCCCGATTGTGATCGTGTTTTGCCCTTAGTCTTAAAAGATGACGATATTGCACCCGCTTGCTATAACCCTGAGTATGTAATGGCGTTTCATCAAGCATCGAACGACATAAAAGGCACTAAAAAAGGCGCGAATCCTACTGTATCCATTTTGCAACGCGGTAATCAGAGTGGCTTAGTCAATATCGGCGTAAGCAATTTTATCGGTGTAATCATGCCAATGCGTGACGGCGGAGGCGTATCAATTCCACAATGGTGTTTTAAGCCAAAGGCCGTAGAGACTGAAACGGCAACGGCTTAATCTCTGAGACTGTAAACC